CGGGGTGCCGGCATGATTCAGAACCTCGACTTCTTCCAGCCGGCCCGGTCGCGCTTTGACATTTCAATTGATGACCGCATCGCTACCGCCATCGATGGGGGCGCGGATGTTGAGTTTAACCTTTCTGGAGGAAAAGATAGCGGGGCAGCTGCGCACGCTGTTTCACTCTGGCTAGACAGTATTGGCCATAGCCGCGACTGCCGTCGGGCGATTCATGCGGATCTGGGTAGAACTGAATGGCGTTCAACGCCCGCGCAGGTGCAGCGGACTGCCGATTTTCTCGGCGTCGAACTCACCGTGGTTCGCCGAGGCGCTGGTGACCTGCTGGCTCGATGGCAGCAACGCTTCAACAACGCCAAGCTGCGATACGCAGATATGCGGCTTTACCACATGCTCGGGCCGTGGTCCTCGCCCTCACTAAAGTTCTGTCAGTCCGAGATGAAGGCTCAACAGATGGGGCCTGTTGTGGCGCGCGCACATAGAGGGCGCACCGTAATCCAGGTTGTCGGCATCCGAAGAGATGAGAGCAACAATCGTAAGAACGCGCCGATCAGCGAAGAGGATACGCGCTATGCGAAAGCGGGCAATCGCCATGGCACGCGCGTCATTCTTTGGAATCCTATTTGTGATTGGTCTGCCGAAGAGGTGTTCGCCTTCCATGAGGCGGAAGGTATTCCACTCAGCGAGGTCTACACGCTTTGGCAGCTATCCAGGCACTCGTGCGCCTTTTGCATAATGCAGAACTGGAGTGATCAAGAGAAAGCGGCACGGGCGCCCGACAATCACCCGCTGCTGCTCGCGCAGGTCGGCATGGAGGCCGAGAGCGCTTATTCATTTCAGGCCGGCAAATGGCTGGCTGACGTGGCACCGGACCTCCTTACCGACGAGCTGCGCAGCGGCGTTGACCTTGCCAAAGAATGGGCGGCCGAACGAAAACTGATTGAGGGCAGGATGCCCGCTCGTCATCGATATGTTGATGGCTGGCCGCTACACCAACCTGACGCCGCTGAAGCTCGCGATATTGCGGTAGCTCGATGCCGCATATTGGACTGGTATGGGATCGATAGCCCCTATCGAGACGGACCAAGTATCGAGGCGCGCTTTGCAGAATTGCTGATCGAGGCGGCCTCGCGGAAGGCAGCTAAGGAAATGAGGGGGCGGGCAGCATGAGCGCACCATTCCCCACCGACCTGTTCGGACACGAGACCATGCAGCGCAGCGCCGTCTTCAGCGGCGAAGAGCGCATCGAGCTTGTCCGTCGCTGGGGGGAGGGGCGGACGGCATGCGTGATCGGCTGCAACCCATCGACCGCCGATGCATACCGGGATGATCCAACCACACTGTGGTGGATCAACTGGTTCCAGCTGTTCGGATTCGGCGGCTTTCGCGCGGTCAATCTCTACCCCTTCTGCACCTCAAGCCCAGCCGAATGCCGGCATCGCGCGAACTGGCACGAGCGTGACGACTGGTATGCGCGCGATCAGATGATCATGACGAACCTGCCTCATGTCGCCCAGGTCGCAAAGGAAGCCGATCAGGTTTTCGTCTGCTGGGGCAATATCGCTTGGGACGACATGTGGATCGAGCATGTCATCGAGGAGATCCAGGGCGGCGTCGAGCCATGGCCCGACCTATGGTGCTGGGGCAAGACGAAGAGCGGCGCGCCGACGCATCCCATGGCGCGGGGCAAGCACCGGATCCCCCGCGATCAAACGCCGCTTTTGTGGCGCTTGGCAGTATGAAGCGGCGGCGCCGGCCGGCACGTCCGCCTTCCGTCCCATGGACGCCCGAGGAAGACGAGAAGCTGCGCGAGGTCAACGATATCGGCCTACGCGTGGAATATTGGCAACTGGCACTGCCCGAGCGTCGGGAAAGCGAAATGCTCAACCGCCGCTACGAGCTGGGCCTTAAACCCCCGAGGTTCCTATGACGGCCACCGAGCTCGTCCAGCACCTGCGCCGGCAGCGATATCGCGTCGGGCAAGAAATCTGGCTCCAGGACGATATCGAGGCTTCTTTGCGGTTTATGCAAATAGCCTTCGAGCGCGAGGCCCGCATGACAGCGCGCGATCGTATCGACTTCCTCGTCGCCGGAGGGATCGGCATAGAGGCGAAGACGCGCTGTCCGCCGCGCCAGATATTCCGCCAGCTGGAGCGCTACGCCGAGCAGGGCGCTATCACCTCGCTCATCCTCATCACCGGCACGGCCATGGGCCTGCCTGACGCGGTCAACGGCAAGCCGCTGTTTCTCGTTTCCACCGGGAGGGCATCACTGTGAAATCCTATGGCCAGTTGGAGCTGGACCGGGTCGCGCGCCGCTGGCGTATCACCCAGCTCGCGCCACACGTTGCGATCGCGTTCAAGCGCATGTTTCCTCGCGTTCCGGTCACATCGACCGAGATCGGCATCAGCGACACCGACGAAGTGCGCGCGGATCTGCATTGGTTCATGTCGCGCTATCCGCTTGACCATGACGAATGGGACGAGCTCGACGCCGCGGTCGATCGGCTGGCCTATCGCGCAGCCGAACGGGAGCGCATCCTGTTGCCCACATGGAAGCCGGGCGAGCTGCTGGGATTCAAGGAAGGGAAGGCCGCCTATCTCTATCAGACGCAGGCCGCGAAGATCGCGGTCGCTAATGGCGGTATACTGCTGGGCGATGATGTCGGCCTCGGCAAAACGATCAGCGCGATCGCGTCGCTGCTGTTCGGCGCGCCTATGCCAGCGGCGATCGTCGTCCAGCCGCACCTGGCGGGGCAGTGGAAGAAGCGGATCGAGGAATTTTCGTCGCTGCGCGTCCACATCATCAAGGGGCGCACGCCCTATGACCTGCCGGAGGCGGACGCCTATATCTTCAAATATAGCAACGTCGCTGGCTGGGTGGACGTTATCAAGGAAGGCCTGTTCCGCTCCGTTGTCTATGACGAAGTCCAGGAGCTGCGGCACGGCATGGGCACGTCGAAAGGCGCCGCCGCCGGCGTGCTGAGTAACCGTGCTGAATTCCGCATGGGGCTGACCGCGACGCCGGTCTACAATTATGGCGACGAGATGCACGCCGTGATGGAGTTCGTAAAGCCCGATCTTCTTGGGGACTGGAGCGAGTTCATCCGTGAGTGGTGCAGCTCCGGCCGCATCGTTTCCAACCCCGACGGCCTTGGCTCCTTTCTACGCGACACCGGCTATTTCCTGCGCCGCACGGAAGATGACCCGACCGTCGACGCCTCGATGCCACCGCCGAACATCCTGGAATGGGAGATCGACCACGACCTGGCCGCCGTCGAAGGCGAACAGGAGATCGCCCGCCAGCTCGCCCAGACGGTGTTACGCGGCAGCTTTGCCGAGGCAGGCCGCGCCGCGCGCGAGCTCGACATGAAGATGCGTCAGTTGACGGGGATCGCGAAGGCGAGGGCGGTCGCCGCCTATGTGTCCCTGTTGCTCAAGGACAGCCCGCGCGTGCTGCTCGCCGGCTGGCATCGCGAGGTCTATGACATCTGGAAGGATGCCCTGGCGCCGTTTAATCCGGTGCTCTACACCGGATCCGAGAGCGCCGCCGGCAAGCAGCGCAGCGTGGACGCATTCTGCGACGGCGATTCTCGCGTCATGATGATGTCGCTGCGATCAGGGGCCGGCCTCGACGGGCTGCAATATTATTGCAGTGACGCCGTCGTCGGCGAGCTCGATTGGTCGCCGCAGGTCCATTATCAATTCTTCGGCCGCCTGCGCCGACCCGGCCAGGAAAAGCAGGTCAACGCCCACTATCTACACACCAACTGGGGCAGCGACCCGGTGCTGCTGGAGATGCTCGGGATTAAGGCGGACCAATCTCGCGGCATCAACGATCCGGGGATCGCGCCCAAGCCGCGGATGACGGACGAGAGCAGGTTGAAGATCCTGGCTCAGCATGTGCTGGCGGCGACCTAGCCGCTACCTGCCATCCGGGACTTTCGTCAGGGCGTCGTAGCTGGCTTCGCAGGCGCGGCCGGCGATGCTGGCTTCATCAGCATATCGAGCAATTCCGTCCGCACTTTCGTCAAGCCGCTGCTGCACGTAGGCGAGCAGATCGGCGGACGCGGCGGCTGCCTCGCCGCTTGCGGGAGTTCGGGCACCACTGGCGGCGAGGGACAGGGTAAGGTTGCGGACCTGTTGGCGCAGCCGCTCACCGCTAAGGGCAGCAGCATCAGCAGCGTCGCGCGCCGCATCACGTTCCTGGACGGCATTTTCGGCGATCTCCTTTTGTGTGGTCAGGCGTCGCGCGCTTTCGTCGTCGTTCGCCTTCTGCTGGGCGGCGCGGTCGACAGCTTCGCTGGCTTGCGCCTTTTCCCATCGGCTGCGCTCGGTGGACACGCCGTGCGAATAGGCGGCCCAAATGGCGACGGCGGCAACCGCCAGCGCTGCGGCCCACAGATAGGGCCGGATCGGGTCGAGAAGCCGGCTCACGACTGCACCCCCTGCGCCGGCGGATCAGCCGGCGGCGCGTTGGCCAGGCTCTGCCCCATCCGGTCGACACTGCGCTGGGTCCAGCGACCCTGCACCGCCTCAATGATGCGCTGAAGCACCAGCAGGAACGCCGCGACATCGAACCCGGTGCCGACCAGGTCGCGCTCGATCGCGCGCCAGAGCAGCCCCACGACGCCCACAGCGATCGCCGATAGCAATGCGATCTCGCTGCCATGGTCGGTCAGGCGGATGGTGGGCAGATTCATGCCGCGATCCTCGCCAGCCAGCCGAACAGGAACGCTTCGTTCGCGCTGCGCCCTTCGCACAGCGACAGATAGCGCTCGCCCTGCAGGGCATTGAGCAGCAGCAACAGCCGGCGCTCACCTTCTGCGCCGCGCTTCTTCAAGAAGGCGGTCAGCGCCTCGCGCGTCTTCTGCCCGGCCGACCCATCGACCAGCAGATCAGCATAGTCCTTGCCCTGATTGTTGAGGCCGTTGAGCGCGCGCTGGAGGAACTGCGCCGCCACCTTCGGCCCCATGTTGACGCCGGTGTCGACCAATTCAGCGCCGATCGCCTGCGAGATGGCCGCGATCTTGTCGAAGCCGGGCGCCACGACATATTGCTTCACATAGACGCCGCGCGCGAAGTCGCGGGTCAGATCCTTCATCGGGCCGGTGTAGCCGTTCGCGCGTGCCGTCGCGATCGTCAGGCCGAAATTGGTTTCGCCGCCGGCGTCGCGGGCGTCATTCACATAGCCGCCTTCGTTTGCCAGCACCTCTTCGATGATTGCATTGATGCTTGCCATCATTCGCCTCCCATGGGCCGCTTGCCCATTGCGATGTCGGATAGGTTGCGCTCGGAGCTCAGCTCCATCTGGGCCGCCTGCCGGATCTCCGCCTTGACGTGCTGTTGCAGCTCGGCGTCCACGCGCTTGAGGAACCAGACGCGGACCATGCGTATCAGCCGGTCGGATGACAGCCCGATGAGCGCGGCGGCCGTGGCGGCGTCGGTCGGGTTGAGGCCCAGCCGGGCGATCACCCAGCGCGCGAGCAGCACCACCATGCCCATCAACAGCAGGTCGATCATGATCACCTTGAGCGTGATCTTCCGGCCCTCGCCGAGCATCAGCCCATATTTGGCGGCCGTGCCAATTGCCCAGCCGGAAAGGATCGCGCCGTACTTGACGATCAACGCCTCGCCCCATGGCGTCATCGCCGATGCTCCCTGTTTTATGTTCATGGCCATGCAACCTTGGCCGTGTCGATGCGCGCCACCATCTGCGGCTCCAGCCATCGGGCCAACCCGTCCACGCACAAGCGACCAGCCTCATCGACCGCAGAGACAACATAGTTCCCGCCGCTGCTTGTCGGGGGATATCCCTCGATCCCAGGGATGAGGGTGATGTGATCGCCGGGTTTGACACTGGTCATCCTGTGTTCCCCTGGAGGTTAATCGACCGAGGGCGGCGCAAGTTCGGGATCGTCAATGATGACGAACCCCGCCGCTTCCATCGCAGCCCGCTGACGGTCGATCGTGATCTGACGGGCCTCATCCATGGACCCATCACCAGACTTGAAGAGGGCGGGCGCGGTGGCTTCCACCATCGCCATGAAGCGCGATTGCGTGATTTCCATTACCAATTCCCCGATACAGTTTTGTTGGTCCCGGTGCCGCCGTCGCTGACACCGCCCGTGCCGTTTCCAGACACAAGATTGTTGACGATGACGTAACGATCGGACGCGCCGGAAGCGACGGCCACCCCCCAGGCCTGCGTTCCAAAGCCGATCGTTCCGCTCAACATGCATCCGATGATCGAAAAGTCTGTCGTGCCAGCCTGTATCGCGATCCCGGCGTGCGTATTGGAAGCCTGCTGACTGTTGCCGCGAACCGCGAAGCCGTTGAAAGCCACACGCTTTGCGGAGGAGGTGACAAAGACACCGTTGGTCCAGCAGTTTATCGCGCCGCCGCCAGTAAACCGGACACCATCCGCCGTGAAGATCGTAATGCCGCGCCCCGGCCGATTGCTGAACCAGCAGGCGTTGAAGTCAAACTCGACACACTTATCGACATAGACGCCAAGGTCAGAACTATCGAAGTAGACGTTTGTGAATTTGTTGTAGGCCGGTCGTGCGTTCGGCGCGTTCGTCGTCGCATCGGTCAACATGCTGTAGACGCCGCCGATGATATCCCCATCCGTCGCGCAGAGGGCTTCCACCTTGTTGGTCAGGCGTAGGCCACCCAGAGAGTGGGGAACGACCTGAGCAGTAACCGTAGCAGTCGCGCCAGACGTTCCACCAGTGATCGTCTCTGGCATGGCGAAATTCTTGTTGGAGACGGCAGCTTTGATCTTGGTAGCCGACACCAGTTGCGTAATGGTTGCAGTCGCACCAGACGCAGACGTAATGACTTCACCGACCTGAAAAGTACCGGTCACAGACGAGATGGTGAGCGTGTCGATGGGCGCGGAAATCAGGAATTGCGACAGGAAGACGTCGTTCACATTATTCAGCAGCACGCCAAACTGCATCGCGTTGAAAATGTCGAAGCTACTGCCCCGCGTGCCGGTGCAATTACCTACTGAAATCGCCCTGAACGCTTGTTGTATCAGAATGTTGTGAAAGCTCGTAAAGGACGCCGCGATGTCCAGCACCGTGCCATCGGTCGGATCATCGACATTGATGCACTGGACCGAGATGCCCTCAACGCGACCGCCAATGGTCGTGCTGAAGCTGAAGACATTCATCACCGTGGAAGAGCAGCGGACCTGACTTTTATACGGCCCGTAACCATAGACATATTGCCCCTTGGTCAAAGCCAGCGCCGTGCCGCCGCCAATCGTGAAATAGCCCTTGGGAAATTCGATCGCTCCGCTGACCGGGGTTGCATCAGCCGCCTTTTGCAGCTGGGCGATCGCGTCGGCTGCGGTGTTCATCACGTCGCCCGCGAACCAAATAACCTTGGACAGCAGCAATCCAGCCACCACGCCAGAGCCGTAGAAAATCTGACGATCCGGCCCAGTCAGCCCGCCGGCGAACGTCACTGTAACGCCTGCATCAATCGTCAACCGGCCCAGTCCGATAAATCGGACCGGCTTTGTGAAGGTGAAGTTGGACCTGATCCGGTGGTTTTTTTGGATGATGATCGGCGCAACCGCCTCAGTAGCGGCCAGCGCAGCCTTGTCATCGGCCACGCCATCGCCAGTCGCATCCTTGTCTGCCGGCGTTACGCGCTCATCGAACTTGGCGCGCAGTGAGCGGCTGATTGAGCCGCCACCCGGAGCCACCCAGGGTATGATGTCCGCGCCATCGACGGCCAGGCGGGACATGTCACGAAGCCGGTCAGCCATCAGTCGATCTCATCGCTGGGCAGGAAAGCCGGGATCCGCGTATCGCGCACATTGACGATGTCGGCGGTTGCCGGCGTCGTGAAGCACTGGCCGTCGCTGCCGCGCGTCTGCGCCGGCAGGGCGTGGCCCGGCATCGCCATGCCGACGAACAGGACCGGATCGCCATTTTCATCGACCACGCCGGGGATGGTGTAAGCCACTTCCTTCATACCTGCCTCCAGCCCGATGGCGTCGCCAGCAGTTCAGCGACCTGCCCAGCCGCGAAAGCGGTGCTCGCGCCCGATTTTGTGTAGATGTTGCCGCCGACCAGCAGGGTTGCGCCGCTGTTGAAATAGAGGAACAGCGTCTTGCCGACATAGTCGGCCTCGCTGATGATGGTGCCGATCGAGGTGGTGCCGGTCACCAGATAGAAGAGATCCGTGCCGTTGAGCGTGATGCCCGACGCGGACGCGATCTGCGGCTGATAGCGGTTGGTGTGCCGCGATCCGGCGCCGATGTTGGCATAAGTGTTGCCGCCGCAGTCGCGCAGCGGGATCAGCGGGGTGCCATTGACCGTCGCATGCGCGAGGTTCGCGAAATGATGCATCGCATAGTCGCACGACACCGACGGATCGTTCGCGGTCTCGATGCCGACCGCGCCGGCGACCGAGCTGCGCGACGTGCCGCCATTGATCTTGGCTCGCCCCTTAGTGATGGCGTGGCTGTTGACCCGGCATTCCCAGGCCTGACAGCCGATCGCCTCGCTCGCCAGCAGCGCCACGTCCTCGGAATCCGTGATAAAGCCACTATCCCGCTGCACCGCCTGGCAGGCCACCCAGCGGGTTTCCTGCGCGCCGCCGCTCGTCTGGTAGCCGAACGAGCCATCAGGCGCGCTCTGATAGGGATAGTCGGCGTCGCAGTTGAGCCAGGTCGTATTGTCGCCGGCATCGACGTGGAAGCTCTTCACATAGCCATAATTGAAGCAGCACACGACCATCGTGTGATCGTTGAGGCCCGACAGATAGAGGGCCCAGCCGGGCCGCTTGAGCTGCGCGCCGTTCGCCTCGCCGGGCGACTTCACGGTCATGAACGGCCAGGCGTGGAGATTGTAGAGGCGCGGGATGTCGGCGCAATTGTGCAGCCAGAAGCCGTTGAGGCAGTCGACCGAAACCTGCCCACGCAGGCTCAGCCGGCCATAGATGACCGCGCCGTCGCCGGCATAGGGGATGGTGATGGTTTCTGGCCGGCCTGCAAATTCGAAGCCGCCGATGAACATGTCTTCCAGACAGGCGTCATCGGTGTTGTCCATGTAGACCAGGCCATAGCCTTCCCAGTCGGCGAACTGGGCCGATCCCTCGCCGAAGTTCAGACCTTCGCGCCAGATGCCCAGATTGCGCAGCGTCGTGGCGTTGCTGATGTAGATGGAGCAGGTCGCGGGATGCCAGATGTTGGTGCCGCGCTCCCACATGAACGACGGGTCATGGCTACCGACATTGCGGCCATGGCCCTCCCAGGTGACGGCATCGCCTACAAAGACATCCTCGCCGAAATAGAAATGCCCCGGACCAAAGCGCACGACGCCGCCATTGAGGCCAAGCGCGGCCTTGGCGCGGTTATAGGCGGCGACGTTATCGGTGCCCCAGCTGTGCGTCTCGGGGTCATAGTCGGCCTTGCCGCCATAATGCTCGATCCACACCCAGCGCTGCAACTCGCGCTCGACGCTGGAAGTGACGGCGCCCGCGCCGGCCGCACGGAATCCGACCCGGCCCGAGGCGGGTGCGCTGTCCAGCCCCATCACATTGCGATAATCGACGATGCCCTGGTCATAGGTGACGCCGGTGACGAGCGTGACGACATCATCGACATGCATGTGATCGTCGTTGATCGTCAGGAGCGGCGCGGACCAGCCGTAGAGTCCGTCTTCCAGCGGCACACCGTTGATCTCGAATTTCGGAGGCGTCGGCGACGCGATCACTGCATCCCAGAGCGCATCGGGCATGGTCGAGAAGTCAAAGACGGTCTGGCCTTCCGCCGTCGCCAGCATCGACCAGCTGATGTTCGTGCCCGCGCCGCCTTCGCCACCGGAGCCGATGGAAAAGCCCCAGCTGCCGTCAAGATTGACGCGAGGGAATTTGCCCACGGCATCGCCACCGCCGATCGGCACGCGCGGTGCCCGCTCGATTTGATCGCGAAGCCATAGCGCGCGCGCGACATCGCGGTCGTTCACCTCATTGACGACGCTCGGCAAGAAGGGCTGGCCGGAGGCGAACGATACCGGCTGCAGGAAGCTGGGTTCGGAAAAGATATAGACGTCGCCGGCCGCCGGCGCGGTCACCATCACGACCGTGCCGCCCTGCGCCGCCAGCGTCACATTGTAAGCAGCGTCGTCGACCAGCGTGTCGACACCGCCGGCGTCGCGGATGAACACGCCAACGTCAGCGGGAGCAACCGCCTTGAACGTGAAAGGGAACTCGACCGTTACCCCGTTGGCCACATAAGGGCCTGAATAGGTGTCGGTCGTGGAAACTGCCATGCGCTTGCCTCCGGAGCGGATGGCAAGTGGGTAGGGTGGCTAAGGCCTATCTTGAATCGACGGCAGACCAGACCCTTTCACCCACGCGAGCGCAGGCTTGCATAGATGATGGGCGCTTTCTAACAGTGCGGAAGGGAATGGGGGGTAAGCTTGTGAAGAAATCGAGAATAGTCGCGCGCAGCGCACTGTGCGTATTTGCTGGCGGATTTATTTTTGCCAGTGGCATAGGCGCTTCGACACTGCTCAGCCCAAAGGGGCGGTTTTCCACACTATTCTACAATCTGGAGTACGACCCATCGCGGGCCTGCTCGGAGCCTTATAAGCCCTTTAGCCGAGACCAATATGCGCTCGATCGTTACCGCAATGACGCGGTCGAATATATCGCCTGTATGAAAAGAGCGGCGACCAGCGACGCTGAATATGCAACCGAGGTTATCTACGACGGATACAAGAAAAAGGCCGAGGAATTTATAAACGAGCTTCGCTAGGCGCAGGTGGCTGGAACCTATCTAACCTCCGTCATTCGTCTTTAGCCTTCCCCTTCGTCAGCCCCCGATACCATTCGGCCGCCGTCTCCGGATCCTGCTCGCCATTGGCGACGTCGACGAGGAACTGGGTGGACGTGGCGATCTGCCCCGGCACCAGCCCGGTCCAATAGCCCGCCACCTCCAGCGCGTTGCGCACTGGCCGTTTCGCGTCCTCACCCTCGATCATCTTGTGGACATCGCGCGCCGATTCCACGAGCGACTGGAACGAGCGCTGGATCGGCGTAAACTGATAATCGAACGGCTTGCCGCCGGTCAGGCCCTCAACCAGCGGCGAGGCAACATCGCGGACGCCGGGAATCGGGCCGAGCGACTGGAACAGCATCTGCTTGAAAGCCCAGAAGCCCCAGTCCTCATCATCGCCGGGGCCGTTGCCGCCCAGGATCTGCGCCATGAGCGGCGGCACGACGATCAGCCACCAGGCGCGCGCCAGCACCGCCGGCACATCGCTGACCTTGCGGATGCCCGCTATATCGCGGCCAAGCGTCCGCTGGCGCTGATAGAAGGCGCTCATATAGCTGTAGAACATCGTCATCAGCTTGAGCGCCTGGCCCCACTGGCCGGTACCGCGCGCGATCGCCGCGAGATCCTTGGGAGAGCCCGACCCCTGCGACATGCGAACCGCCTTGTCAGCGGCATAGACCGACGCCTCTTCGTCCATGCCGGCCGCCTGCGCCTTGTTATAGGCGCCGATCCATGTCGGGATTACGACCATGCGATCCATATAGCCGATGCCATGGAAGGCGAAGCGCTTGGCCGCGTCGAGCTTCTGCCCGCGGCCTTGCATCTGCTGCAGCGTCAGGCGGATGTCGCGGTCGAGCGTGTCCATGCGCGAGCGCACCTCGCCTGATTTGGACATGACGGTGTTGAAGGTGTCGATCGGGTGCGCGGTCGCCTGCGCGATGCCAGCCGTCACCCACTTAGCGCCGACATATTCGAAGCTGTTGGAATAGCCGGCGAGCTGCGTCACCATCGTGGTGAACCGGAAGCCCATGCCGACGACGGTGGCATTCGACCGGAGCTTCTGCATGAAGGCGCCCACACCTTCATTGCCCGCGCGCTCCATCGCCCAGCTGTTCGCGACATATTTGAGCCAGGGGCGGAACTGCTTGCGGATCTCGGGGCCGAGCGTGTCGTCGATCGCGCGCATGACGCGCTCAGCGCGCAAGAACTTGTCCGCCTGGATGATCGCCTCGCGGTGAGTTATATCGTGGATCACCTCGCCCAGGTGGCGATTGATGACACCCAACTGCAGCAGGATCGGCCGTTTGACCTTCTCGCTGCGATCCTTGGTCGACGAGGCGCGGGTGCTTGCGCGCGCGTATCCCGCTTCGAGCAGGTCCGACCCTTTGCCGGCATGTTCCTCGGCCGCATAGCTTTTCGCGCTGTCATAGATGGCCGGATAATAGCCGCCGCGGAATGTGCCGTGCGGGGTCACCACCTCCAGCGCCTCCACTTTATCGGGCTCCACACCATTGACGCGGCGCTCCATCGCCGCAGTTTCGGGCCACAGGGTTTCGACGATGTCCCAGATATTCTGGACGAACTGCCAGTCTTGCTCGGTCAGCTCGCGGTTGAGCACCTCGCGCACCGACGTCTCGCGCCAGCCGTAGCCGTCGACCAGGCGCTGGATGTTACCCTCATTGCCCATGTTGAGCGCCATGGCGATCAGCTGCTCGCGCTTCATCTGATAGGGCTGGCCGGTGTCGCGGTTGAACAGCGCCGGATCGGAAAAGCGCTCCGACCAGCGACGCAGCTGCTTGCGGTCGATCTTCGCGAACTCGGCGCGGACGCGGGCATGATAGTCCGCGACCATGGCATTCTCGCGGTCCTGCGCGTCGGCGAGCGGGCGGAACACGATCCGGTTGAACACGCCGTTGCTGTTGCCGGCGTCGAGCCAGTCGAAAACCTGCTCCATCTTCAGCAAGGAAGCATCGAACGCCGCGATCTTGCCCTTGATGTTGTCCCACTGGCTGGGCTCCATCAGGTCGGACGGCGGCCGCTGCTTCATCGCGGACAGCCCGGTCACTGCCTCCGACACGACCAACTCGAAATCCGCATGCTCCCGGCCGTCCAGCAGCGTCTGCTTGAGCTTGCCCAGGTGAATGATCTGCTTCACCGCCTCATCGAGCCCGATCAGCTTCTCGACCGTCAGGCGCGACCAGTGCGTCTTGCCGAGCGATTCCGCGAAGGACGGCGGGACGACGACATCATAGCCTTCTGCCTCGCGCTGTGCGGCCCACGCCTCGAAACTTTCCTGCCGGTTGAGCGAGCGCTGGGTACGCTCTTTCATCTCGACCTGCTCCAGCAGCAGCTGCGCGCGCTCCAGATAATCCTGATCGACCGACTTGACCGTGCGGCGCTTGGCCCATTTCTCCAGCCGCCCGACCGCCTCATCGACCATGTCGGCGCCGCGGCGCGCGGCCGCGACCAGCGCATTGTTGAGCATCTGGCTCTGCTTCTGGCGGAACGCTTCGTCGTGGTCGCCCGCGATCACGGCTTCCATCGCCGCCTTGCCGGCCTTCGCCGCGGCGCGCTCATAGCGGATGATGGCCGAGCGGCTGGCCACTTCGCGGACCTTGCCTTCCATCACCTGCCGCTCGGCCCAGCTCTTCGCCACGCTATAGGGCGTGACGCGCTGGCCGGTCATGCGACCCAGCACGCGCAGTTCCGCGCCCATCACCTCACCCATGCGATCCGACTGGACGGCCGCCAGCGCCTCTTCCTGGATGCTCCCGTCGGTGAACGGGTCGCCATAGCGCTCCAGCATGATCTGGCTGACTTCCTGATCGATCATCGCCTTGCGCACCGACCGCTTGTCGCCATTCTCCCGCATCTCGCGCCGGCGGACCTCGATGCCCATGAGGGTGCGGACCATGTCGTCGGCGGACGGGAATCCTGCCATCTCCGCAACGTCGTCGGGGCTGGCGCCGTTCTCTCGATGGACCGGCGGCACCTGGCGCGGCAGCATGCCGGTCGCGTCCTCGCCATAATTGTCGCGCACCCACTCGCTGTCCATGGGGCTGACCTTTAGCAGCTGCAGCGCGCGGAACTCGGGCAGGGCGTCGATGCGGGCTGTGACGGTATCGCGCACATCCTCCTCGCGCTCGCGCCATTCCTTGGTGACCCGCCGCTTCACCGCGTTCATCGTCTTGGCCAGCATGCGGTCCTGCGCCTCTTCGCGCGCGGTCGCGGTCAGGCCCTGATAGGCGGCGTATTCGGCCGCTGTCATCGATGCGGGCTTGTCGGGGAAGAGCGCTTCGAGATTTTGCGCGGCGATCGCGTCGGCCAGCTCCTCGTCGGACGCGACCAGCCGGTCCATCACCCCGCGCACATCGTCGCTGATCTCCGAGCGCAGGCGCGACACGCTGTTGTAGAGCGAGATCATCCATGCCTTGAAGGTCTGGAACATGCGCTGCATGCCGGGGGAGGGGGCCTTGCCCTCCATCAAATACCGCTCGACCCCGCGCGCCCAAAGCTCATGGGCATCGACCGGGATCTTGCCGTCCTCGATCGGGTGCCCGGCCGCGGCGAACCAGTCCTGCACGATCTGCCAGTCGTCGCGCACCTGCTGCGGCGCTTCCGGATCGGCCGCGTCCTCGCGCAACTCCTCCAGCCACAGATGACCGGCTTCATGAAGGAAGGTGGACTGGTCCTGCGTCTGGAACAGCTCGATGATGGCGCTGGCGCTCTGGCCACCGGGGAACAGGATGCGACCGCGCGGGCTGTCCTCGCCCTGCATGAGGGCATCGCCCTCCGACTGTTCAGCCGCATAGGCTTCCACCGCGGCGCGGATGTCGCGGCGGCTGGCCGCGTCGGGATCGATCCCGCGATTTTCCAGCAACGCGCGCAGCTCATTGGCAGCGTCGCGCACCGAGCGCTCGCGCGCGACCAGGTGGCGATCGCGGCCGGCAACGCCTTCAGCAACGGCGTCAAGCAGGTCGTTGGCGCTGGGCCGCTCCGCCATCTCCGGGAAATAGCCCGCTTCCCACGCGCGCGCCGCCCAGGCGTCAGCGCTATATTCATTCCCCCCAAGGCCACCCTCGTCGATCAGCTCGCCCTGATCCTTCACCAGCTTGCGCCGTCCGGGCTTGCCCCTGTGCCAGGCATCAGCACCCATGGCGCGCAGGTCGCCGCCGGTGTCGACGATGCCGCCGCCGCGCGCGATGAAATCCATCAGCGACGGACCCAGGCTCTGCGATGCATCCTTCTGGCGCTTCATGACGTCGATGGCGACGTCGAGCTGGTCCGCCTTCTGGATCGCGGCAATGTTCTCGGGCAGCACCTGGCGTACCTGCAGCGCGTCATATTCCTGGCCGGTCAGCTCGCGACCCATGCGGCTGGCCCGCGTCACAGCGCGCTGGGTCAGAAACTCGGCGTTCTGCTGCGCCATCGATGGCGACATGCCGGCGGTGGACAGCTTCTCCACGATCGTCTGGAGCAGTTTTTCGCGTGGGGCGCCCAACGCGCGGGCGGCGCGTTCCTCATCGGCCATGCGGTCGGTCAGGTCAGCCATGACATCGGCCATGGCCTCGTCGAAGGTCTGGGCTTCGCGGCGCGACATGCCGCCAGCCGACAGGCGCATATCTTCCTTCAGCGCATCCCATGCTGGCGTGCCAGCCAGCTCCGACACGGCCGTTTCGACCGGCAGCACCCAGTCGCCGCCGGTTACGACTGCGTCATCGATCTCCGATCGCCAGCGGTCGAAGTCGCCGTCATAGGCATCGCTCTGCATATAGGCCTGCACGGCCTCGGCGGGGATGTAGACATTGTCCGCGTCGGCATCGTCGGCCATCTCGCGCACCAGGTCGGCGAAGGCGGCAGTATCGCGCCCCTTGAGCTTTGACCCGGTGACAGCTTCGCCCAGCTGGTCGATTGCCGCACCCTCGCTCCGCGCGCGGCGAGAGGCGATGACGCGATCGGCCATCTTGCCGGCAGCGCGCGCCGTGCGCTCGGTCGCCAGCGTGATGCCGGAAGTCGCGCCGACACCGCCGACGGTAGCGACGAGGGTGGCCGCCGCCGCCTCCGGACGTTCAGCAAGATATTCGCTAAAGGGCTTATCCGGGTTGAGTGCCGCCCACTCATTGAGATCCTGAAGGATGGTCGCGATCTGTTCGCCTGGGATTTCGGACTTGATCTGATTCCAGAAGGTTCGCAGCAGCGGTGTCTTGCCGGCAACATCGTTGACCAGATGCCCGATCGGCAGACGCTCTGTCGCCACTTCGATCAGTCCCTGCGACAGCGCGTAGACACCAGCGCCGAGGGTGGACAGCCCTTGATCGCGCGCTTTGACATATTCGCCCCCGCCGGTCGTGAGGCCAGCCACGCTCGCGCCTGCAGTCGGGCCAGCCACCAGCCCAACTCCAACGGATGCCAGTGAGGTCGGGACACTCTCAATGCCCTGCAGCAGGTTGCGCGCGGTCCAGTTCTCGACCTGAGGGCGGGCGCCGGACGCCATCTGCTGCCCCTCTCGGGCGCGGCCGAGCGCAAAATCCGACACGATCTGCGGAAGCGTGCGCACGCCCGATTGGCGTTCGGCATCCGAGCCAGGCGTGAGCAGGCCGATCGTATCCGCTGCACCGCCGATCGCACCCCATATCCCACTGGTTGCCTGGAAAACACCCGCTTCAAGCGAGCTTCCGATGTTCTTCAGCCCGTAGAACGCTTTGCCGATCAGGCTGAGATTGTCATAATCATCTGCCGCGATCGACGCATTGCCGGGCCTTGCCGACCAGCGCCCGACAGCTGGATATTGCTGCATGACACCCTTCGCCTTCGCGGCGCGGGCTTCGGCTTCAAAGGCCGGGAGATTGCCGGCGACGGTGGATGGCGGAAGGCCGCGGGCTTCAGCGATTGTGCGCGCGCGGGCCGCCTGGTCCGGCTGGGCCACCTTGATCCTGTAGGTCAGCTCGTCGTCGCGCTGCTGCTGCAGCTCAGCCTCGAAGGGGTCGGTGTCGGATTGCGCCGGCACCGTCGACCGGCTGCGCATGGCGTCCAGATACTTATAGGGATCGGTCGCCATTACCAGAAACGCCCTTTGCCATTTTGATAGGCCGTCGCGATCTGCTCGTCGGTCGGATCGCCGCCATAGGTTTTCTTCCAGCTGGACACGATGCGCTGGCGGACATTGTCGGGTACGTCGCCAGCCTCCAGTTCAAAGCGCCGCTTGGTACGCTGCGCCTGGCCGGTCGGGATGCCGACAAAGGTGCGGTTGACGGTGAATGTCACGTCACGCGTGGCGGACTGATAGGCCCGGTAAAGCTCGTCGTCGGTCGGATTGCGCTTGCCGCCGGTGAGAGCATTGATCTCGCTCTCCATGATCTTCTGCACCGCGACGCGCTTTTTGCGATCATCTTCCTTGCCGCCGGTCAGGCCATCCTCGACGCCGAATGTCGAGATGGTTGACGCGACCTTGCTGCGAACCGACCTGTCAGGATCGCCCTTGATGATCTTGGCCTGCTCGACCAGCAGCCCCTGCATCTCCGCGCGGGTGACCTGCCCGGCAAATTTTCCCAGCGGGGTCGCCGCGAACTTCTCCGGCTCCAGGATGCGCAGCAGCTCGAGCGATGTCGCCGCCGAACCGTTGGCCTCGACAGCCTTCGGCTTGGCGTTCGATTTCGCGACGCCGATATAGGAGCGGGCCGCGTCGGGCGAGAGGGCGTTGCGGATCGACGCGGGCATCTGCGAGATGTCGGTGAAGCCATCGCCGCGGTTCAGCACCCACTCACTGGCGCGGCGATCGGCGTCGGCCTCCTCGCGGGATTTCAGACTGTCGCTGAGGGATACGCGGCGGCGGATCTCGTCCTTTGCCCGCTCGCGGCGCTCGAACGTCCAGTCGTCGCGCGCGTCTACCTTGGCCAGCAGGCCGTCGAGATCATAGCGCGTCGCCGACTGCTGGGCCGATCCGATCACCTTCGTCGGGTCGACCGTCTTGCCGTTCTGGCGCACAACCATGTGCAGATGCGGGCCGGTCGACCGGCCGGTCGATCCTACACCGCCCAGCTTGGTGTCGGGCGTCACCATGTCGCCGGGCTTCAGCGAGCTGGCGGCCTGCATGTGCGAATAGCTCGACGTCGTGCCATCACCATGATCGATGATGACGAAGTTGCCGCTGGCCGAGTCATGCCCGGACTTGATGACCTTGCCGGCCGCGGTGGCGAAGATCGGCGTGCCAGCCGGTGCGGGGAAGTCGACACCGTTATGGATGTGCCCGCCGCCGCGGGCCTCACCATACTGGCCCGAGATGCCACGGCCCATACCGCGCAGGGGGTCGGCATAGTTGACCGCGCGGTCGCCGCCATCGACCGAGGCGATGCCCATGAACGCATTGGCGTCAGAAGCCGCCTCGCGCGCCTGGAGCGGCGCTTTCAGGTCGGCCCAGCGCGAGGTGCTGTCCTTCGACAGCATGTCGGCCTCATGGGCTTCGAGATAGGCCTTGGCCATCTCCACGTCCTCGCCAGCCATGTACCGGTCGAAGATCGCGGCATGTGCGCCGGATACGGCGGAGCGCTCCTCCGCCTTGATCACTTCGGGATCGGCGAGGCCAGCGAGCTCCGCATTGGCGCGGGACTGCGCCCTGATCTGGGCGAAGAAGCCGTCCCGTTGTGCGGGATCATCGGCGGCGATCGCGCTCTCGATGAAGTTGCCCAGCTTCGCCTTGCCGGTTTCCTGCTGATAGACGCGGCTTTGCTGAAGCGCATAGCTCGACATCTCATTGTCCGCCGACATGCGCAGGCGCGCGAGCTGCGGTTCCAGATAGCGGCGCGTGCGGCGGTCGGCCTGCGCCAGCGTTGACGCGAAAGCGTCCTCGATCGCCTTGCCGGCGGCCGGCCGATGCTCCAGCGCGCTCTTGCCCATGCGCGTCTTGAGATCCGACACGGCGCCGTTAGCGGCAGAACTGGCGGACAGATAGAGATTGTCGGCATTGGTGCGCGCCAGATCGTCCTCGATCTTGGCCTGCACCTGTGCGGCATCACCGATCGCGCCGCCCAGCTGTTCCAGGCCTCGGGCTATGCCACCGGCGATGCCGCCGCCATTATCGACGGCGCGGAAACGGGCACTGGTGGTCTGGACCGGTCCCACAGTGGGACTGCCATACTGAGGGATACGCGGCATCTCTTGCCCCTGAAGCGGATGCTGGATACCTATGGGGCATGGGACAGGGGTTGAATCGACGGATGCACAGGGTGTTCGCCAAGATCAATTGGTGGGCGATCGCGATTATCGCGATGCAGATCCTCATAATCTGGCGCGTTGAGGTGGTTCGGGATCAAGCGGAAGATGCCAGCGCCCAGGCATATGAATCACTTATGCAAGCCCAGATCGCGGCTGAGGCATCCGAAGCAGTGAAAGACAAGCTGCGAGCGTACTGAGCTACGGTTGTCGCCGCGCCTCAGCTAAATCCCTGTCGCCTCAATTGGCCATATTGCTGCGCACCGCCCAGTGCGGTTCCAGCGGCTGAAAACAAGCTTCCCACGAACGCGCCATTACCCTTCTGCTTGGCCGCTGCACCTTCGGCGCGATAGTTTGCGCCCTCGATGTCGAACCCACGCACATTCTCGGCGCCCTGCCGGTAGATCCGGCCGGCATCCTCGCGCGCCAGCATTTGCGTATCAGCCGTCAGATCGGCGGCGTTGCCGAAATTCACGTCCAAGCCACCGGCCGCCATGGCGACCCGCTGCTGCCCCTGAAGCTGAGCAACCTTGCGATAATGCTGAAGAGCGGCTTCGCGCGTGTTCTGCTGCTCCTGCTGGCCCGATTCCGCCGCGAGCTTCGCGTTTTGCGCTGCAACCTGCGCCTGATAATTTCCCTGCGCGCGCGCCTGAAGCCCGCCATAGACGGTTCCCACAGCCGTGACGGTAGCGGCGGCAACCGCCAATGCAGCAGGCCCGCACATCAGCGAGTCATCCAGAACTGTCGAAAGGAAACACCGCCCACCATTTGCTCCTCCGGTTCGACGGTGAAGCCCCAGCGCTGCAGCAACCGGATCGCCTTTCCGTTGGCGCTGGACACTAGGTTTCCGGCCCATCGGCTTGAATCGACAGCCCGCGCAATCAGGCCCGGCCCCCAGGCCAGCAGCTCGCGCCCATGGCGATAGACCTCGTCTGTCCCAAGAAACCAGACGGTGGAGCGCCGATCGAGCGCAGACCATGTGATCGCGCCGAACATCGCCTCCGGCCGGCCGTCGACCAGCGCCGTCCAGCAGCGATCCGACAGCAGGAAGCCCTGGCGCAACGCATGCTTGGGGGAATGCCCCATCGCCTCACACTCCAGCCGGTCAATGGCACGGATGCGGCTGGCGATCGGCCCCACATGGGTGATGCGGGCCGGAACGACCTCGACTCTAGCCACCGATCACGGGATCCAGATAGACGCCGAGCAGGGTAAGGGGCAGGGGATCGGTTTGGCGGACATAGACGGATGCCTGCCCACTGACGACGTTGGGCGAGTCCATCAGATATTTGCCATCCTTCAGCGTGTCGACCGCGCCCCACGGCTCATCGCCGCGCGACTTGATCTCGAACAGTTGCGAGGGGCGCGTGCCGTCTTCCCGGCCGGCACCGGCGAGAACGTTTCGGCTCTGACGAAGATGCAGCACGATTTCGCCTGGCTGCTGCTTGCGCGCCGCGTTCGATCCCGACCCGCCGTTGAACATCACCGGCATCGTCTGGATGTCCACGTCGTAGGGGATGCCGAACGTCGCCTTGCGCGCGGTGCCAGCCGATGCCGGCAGCGTGACGCGGCCATTCTCGACCAATAGATCCTTCACGACGAAGCCGTCGACCAGCCCCCAGATCGTCCGCCCCTCCAAATGCCACAGATTACGAAAGGTGCTGCGCGGTTCGTCATAGTCGTAGGAGACGGCGCAATCGAGGAAGCAGCAGTCCGCGACATCATCCCACCGAGTCGCCGCCATGCGCTCGATAAAGGTCCGCTCGACGTCGCCGACTGTCCGGCGGACTACGAGATAGACCCGATCCTCGCCATCTTCCGATACGGAACAACATGAAAGCACGAAACCGTCGGTCTCGCACAACGTCCAGCCCCAGACCTGCTGCGCCTGCTCCCAGGTGAACGCGAGCAGCTTCCCGTCGGAGCGGACTGCCCAGACGATCGACCGCGGCTCCTGTGCATAGCACCAGGACACGATGTTCATGTCAGCGAAGAAGTGCGGCGAGAAGATCGTGACGTCGTCGGAGGTGAGGCCGTCGACCTCGAATTTGTAATTGAGCGACCGCACGCCTGACCCGACCGAGGGCGCGTAGAATACGACATTGTCGATCACGAGGGCATTGAGGCGAGACGATCCGCGACCGATCTGCCGGCGCACGGTGGCGGGCGGCGAGGCAGTCAAATATCCGCCTTCCGCCCCGCTATCGATCCGGAACAGGCTGTCCGACGTCAGGGCAAGAAGGCTGGTCGTTGCCACCAGCTGGTTGATCGCGTTGACCCGTCCGGCATTAGCGCCAAGCGCGATACTGTCGTCCGCCTTCAGCGGCGTGGACTGGTCGAAATTCTCGAACTCGGTCGACCGACTGCCCCAGATCGCGTTGGGATTGTTGCGCGAGCGGCCGAGGAACAGGCGTTGCTCGAAGAAGGTCACCGTCGACGGGTAATCATTGATGCCGGGGAAGGGATTGTACGCCTCAGGCGGCGCGGTGGTGAGATCCGGCCCGATATTGTCGTCGATGAAATTCGTGCTCTGGGTGCTGCCGATATAGCCGTAGAACTGGCTGTTCTCCGCCTTGTACACCTTATAGCTCACCGCGCCGGCGGCAGCTGCCCAGGTGAGCTCGTTATAGTTGCGCTTGAGGCTGAGATCGTTCGTGACCGTCGCGCCCAGATCGGCAGCCCGACTCTCAAGCCCATAGCTGTCCACCGACGTGACGCTATATTTGGCCGGTTGCGGGAAATAGGCGTTGCCGCCATTCTCCTCATCGATGTTCGGGCTGTAGGCGAATGCGGCCACCGCCGTCGGCGGCTCGATCTTCGGCCCGATCGTCACGGACTGGAATTGCCAGGCATCATGCGCGGTCCGCGTGAGCTTCGTCAGCGGATAGTCGATATGGGCAAGATACATGGTGTCGGTCTGCTGCTCGTTATCGAGCTCAGCGAGATCGACGCCGTTATAGGGCGAGCCGACACGAAAGACGCGAGACACGCCCATTATGGAATCTGCTCATAAGGATTGCCCGGCCGTCCGCCACCGCCGGTGGATGGCGGGGTAGGCGGATCGACCGGGTCGGGCACGACGGGATCGACAGGATCAGGGTCGGGCGGATCGGCGCGGGTGATGCCGCCGGTCGCGCCGGTGAATGCCGGCAGGTCGCTGGTGTCGACATCGATGCGGAAGCTGTTTTCGCCCACGATTTGCACAACGGTGAAGAAGCGGTAATTCAGCTCCTCACCCAAAGCACCATCGATGCCGGTCAGAAACACCGCCTGGCCCACCGAATAGCCGTGATGCGCAGCCGTCACCTGCGCCTGCGCTTCGTTCGAGATGGCGGTGATCGCCAATTCTTCGTTGAGCACCAGGCCGCCGGCAGCTGCCACCCGCATATAGCCTTGCCCCATCTCCAGCGCATAGGCCTGCTCGATCGAGAACTGGAAGGGGATCAGGTGAACGGGCTTGGTGGCGTCGAGCACCTCGGCAACAAGGCGCGTGCCCGGCCGCTTGGTGACGCCGCCATATTTGAGGATGACGACGTTGCGCGCCAGCCGCAGGCTCTGCGAATAGGCATCGACGTCGAACCGCCCATATAGATCCGGCGCGATCTCCCCCTTGGAGAACGAGGGTTGGGCCAGCCGATATTCCATCAGACGCCGCCGCCCATACGGGCATATTCGGCCTCGCTGATGTAGGACGTGGTGCGGCGAGGGGAGCGGTTCTCACTTTCGGCGATGGCGCGCTGCTTTGCGACCTCCGCCTGCTCGAGCAGATCACCCTTGAGATTCCGACTCTTCTTGAGCGGCATGGTGAGCCGCGCGGCCAGTTCGAGTGTGCAGGCGCGCGCCGTAAGCGGATCGATGACGGCTGGCTCGACCGCGTTGACCTGATATTCCAGGATGGCGTCGGCGACGTTGGTGTAGATCGAGCCGCCGGCGATGATGAAAGGCAGCTTGCCCAGCGCATCCCACGCCGGAAAATTATAGGGGCCAGCCGTCGGCAGACATGTGCGCTGCTCCTCGACCTTGGGGAGAACGGCGATCGCGTCAGCCAGATCGCTGGGCTTGCCATAGCGGTATAGCCACTCCCCCTTGCGGTCGTTCGCCTGGAGGGCGAGGGCGGTGCGTCGATTAAGGAAGTCGAAATCGGTCCAGGTCATCATTTCCGCGAGGACGCGCGGATAATGCTGGCGGCAGTAGAACGCGCTGGAGGATGCTTCATCGATCGAGTTGATCGGGTCCGCCGCTATCTCGGACAGCGCGTCGTTGCAGATGTCGAGTTGGGAAGCCATGGCGATGGGCTATCGCGCGCCGCTGGCATATTGAATCGACGGCATGGGTGGAGCGGGGACCGTAGCCCCCGCTGCCTTCGTTACTTCGCCTTGGCGGGCGCAGCCTTCAGCTTCTCGACTTCGGCCTTGAGCGCATCGCGTTCCTTCTCGACATCGACGATGTGCTGGGTGGCCTTGTCGAGCGCGGTGTCGGATTCCGACAGCTGCTTCTCGAACCCTGCCTTGGCTTCGCTCAGCTGCTTTTCGGCGTCGTCGGCGCGCGCCGTCTCCGCCTGAAGCTTCTGCTCGAAGTCGGTGCGCTGCTGGTCGAACACGAGCTGCGCCTTTTCCGTCACCTCGCGGCGGACGGCTTCGAGCGCCTCGCCCGGGTCGGCCTTCGGTTCCGGCTCGGGATCCGGCACCTCGTTGCCCTTGTCGTCGAGCAGCGCCATCCACTTGCCCTTGGGAGCGGTGGTGGTGAACGTCTCGCCCTCTTCGACCATGCGGTCATCGACGTAGCCGCGCTCGCGGGCGCGGTAGGTTTTCAGCTTGTCCATTACTGGCCCCCGATGAAGTTGGTCTGGCGATCGGCGACGACGCCGGCGGTGATCTTGCCGGTCGTGGGCGCGGTGCCGGTGATGTCAAAGAACAGGCGGAAATACCGCTCGTTCGTGCCCTGCGGCACATAGTCGGGATAGTCGATCGGCTTGCCGACGATGAGGTCGGCGAGGGCGATCGCACCCGAACGCGATACCGTCTTGGGCGAGGCGAACCCGCTATTGTCGTCCGTCTGGAGCAGGATCTCCAGCGTGGTGAGGTTGTTGAACGCCTCAGTCACCGAGATCCAGATCGGCACCTTGGGCGAGCCCTTGCCGATATCACGGACGAGCGCGCGGGTGTCGCCATAAGGCGTCCCGGTGGCGCCCAGGTCGACGACGTTGGTCGATGCGGCATCCGCCACGATCGCCTGGCCGTCGCTGAAGAGCAGCGTATTGTCAAAAATCATGTGCTTTCTCCTGACGAGGCCGGTTTACGAGACCAGCGATTCGGTGTTGAGGAGGGCGTCCGTCTCGCGGATCGGCATGCCGCGCCACGACTGGACCTCTTCGCCCTGCAGCTCCATCGGCTTCAGGCGAACGAAGTTGTCGACGCCCGGCCGCGCGTTGGTGCCTTCGGCATCCAGCGCCTCCATCAGCGTCTTGTTCATGTAGATGGCGGTGCGGCCCGGACTGACCTGGCCTTCGCGCTCCATCTTGTACGACCGACGGCCGTGCATGCGGTAATAGGCCTGCCGCATGAACTTGTTCACCGACACGGTGCCGGCGATGACGTCGGACACGTCGATGTTGCAGACGCGGGCGTTGAAGCGCCAGTCCTTGACGGTGATGCCGACGTGCTGGGTGAACTTCTCTTCCTTCACGTAATAGGGGTTATTGTTCCCGTCGAGAACGCGCTGACGCCCCATGTCCTCGCGCTTCACGCCGGCCGAGATGTTCTCGGGCGTGATGACCGACGTCTGCATGTCGCCATGGGTGACGAACCAGATCGAGGTGTTATCGCCGCCGACGCCGCCGGCATTGACCACGTTCGGGTTGGTCAGCGAATTGTAGCGCGGCGCCAGGCCGTGGAAGCGCTTGCCGTTGATGGCGACGTTCGAATACCAGATGGCACTGTCGATCGTCTGGGCAATGGCTTCCAGGAAGCCCTGACCTTCCATCATGCGCAGCTTCGCTGCCTCGTTGGGCTTGAGTTCGAGCAGGCGCTCGTCGACGCTGGACAGGCCTTCGACGAAGCCCGTCGTGTCCTCGACCTGCGTATAGTTGCCCTTGCTCTGCTGGATGCCCTGATAGAGCGCGCCCCAGCTGACCTGCGGCAGACCGGTGCGGATCGAGTTGCGGTGCTTGGTCCCGTCATTGCAGGTGATGACATTCGCATCCTGCATGAACGGGGTCAGCTGCACCAGCGCCTCGACCACGTCGCCAATATTATCGCCGCCAGCTTTCATGACGTCGATCAGGTTCCAGTAGGTGGTGCCGAGAACGGCCATTCCAAGTCTCCTTAATCGTTAGGATAGAGGCGCTTCCAGGCAGGCTCGTTCACTGGCGCGCCTGCATCCGCGCGAACGAAGTGACCATCCTCGCCAACCATCTCGCCGATCCGCGCGAAGATGCGGATCATCTCGGGGTGGTTGCCGAAGCCGGTTTCATTGAGAGCGGTCCGGAACTCGGACCCTTCCGCATGGCCAAGCGCATCGAGCGCGCGGCCCGCGCTGTGCAGGCTGGCGTCCCAGTTTGCGCCGCCGATCTTCTCGTCGGCCCTGGCCGCATCCAGCCAGGCCTTGCGCTGCTGATTGCCGGCATCGATCAGGTTCTGGACCGTCGACTGCTGGGTCTTTTCCACCAGGGACTTGGCGGCCGGCAGGATCGCCTGCGCCTGTTCGTTCGACAGGCCGGCTTCCTTGAAGATCGGCGTCGCCTCGGTGAGCAGGTCCGCGTCGATCGTCATGCCGTCGGGCGCGGTCAGCTCATAGGCTTCCGGGATGACGTGCGCCGGCGGGGCGTCAGGATCGGCCGGATCGGCCGGCGCGTCAGGCTTCTTGCCGCCCAGTGCCGTATCATCGCTGTCATCCGGGTCGGCGGCAGGCGCCGGCGGGGCCGGGTCTGCGGGCGGCGGCACGGCAGGATCAGCGGGGGGTGCTGCCGGATCGGCCGGCGGCGCGGGATCAGCAGGCGCGGCTGGCGGCGGCGCAGCCGGGGCAGGGTCGGCCGGATGGTCAGGCGCGCGCAGATAGCGGCCGACGCGCCGCTCCATCGCGGTCATCGCGACGCCGGCAAGCAGCCTATTCCGGGATTTCGTCATACCGACCAGTTGCACTCTTCTTCTCCTTCGGGGCTGGGTTCGCTGCCTCGCGCAGGACCGCCATGATCGTCATGATGCTGTGAGGGTTGCGCGCCGCGGCGGGCTGGCCGACTTCGACATCGGCAAGGATCGCGAACATCTGGCTGCGCCGCCCCTCTGCATATGAGAGATCGCGACCATCAGCCCCGCTCGTTCCTTGGCTGAGGATTCCGCTCGATTGAATCGACCGCCACAAAAAGCGCTTGAAAGCGGGGAGGGCCATCAGCTCGGCCATGTCCTGTTCCTGGCTGCTCATTGTGGCTGCGCCCCGTACAATCGCTCTTCGCGACTGAGCGGCAACGTCAGTTCGCTATCGGGCTCGTGATTACGGAAATATGCCTGGAGCGCGCTGCGACCGAACATCGTCAGATTGTCGTCACTGGCGACGAAGGCCCATTTATTGCCCTTCTTGATCCACTGCCCGCCGACCACGCCAGACTTGTCGCCAGAATATTGGCTTTCGACCGAAAAGGTTGGGTGGTTCGGTTTCTTCCAGGTATCCGGCAGATGGCCATTAGAAGCGGCCTTTGCGTCTGCCTTCCAAGCGCCGCGCAGGTCATAGTCGAAACTATCCCGCTCACGGTGCGCCTGCTTGGCCCAGGCCTGGAACTGCTTTTCTTCTTCTGGGCTCAGAGGAGTATTGAATTTTTCAGTGAGATCGGCCGGCATCATGCGGCCCCCAGGAGCGTGCCCAGCATCGGCGAGCCGTTGACGTCGGTTTCGGACAGAAGGCGCGCGGCGTCGGCACCCTGCTGCACCGCCGGCATCATCTCTGCCATGCGCTGCTGGTTCTGCTGCTGCGCGCGCTGCTGGCGCAGCTTGGCGACCTCTTCGGCCGTGCGGATCAGCTTGGGCGGCGTGCCGGCGCGATCGGCATATTCGTCGATCATCTCGTCGGTGTTGAGCTTGTCGGCCGCTTCGGGGAACGCGCCAGCCAGGTTGCCGACGAACGACGCGGTGCGCTCGATCTGGCCCAGGCCGACCATGCGCTGCATTTGGGTGAGGATCGAGACGAACTCGACCTTGATCTCGCTCTGCCCGCGCATCGCCTCGGGCAGCGGCGGCAGCATATTCCCGCGCATCATGATCCCGAAGACGCGGTCGATGGCGACGGCCAGCTTCTCATTGTTCACGCGCTCGATCGTCGGGCCAAGCTGGGTCAGCTTCTCCTCGTTACGCGCCGCAATCTCCTCGATATTGCGCGGCTGGATGCCCTGCATGTTGGTGATCGCCATGAACAGGTCGGCGTAGGATGTGGCGTCGATGCGCTGATAGAGCCGGCCGATCTTGTTCGAGATCTGTTCCAGCGCCTGCCAGGGCATCTGATACGGCACCATGACCGAATCCTTGTCGACGTCGGCGGCCGAGACGATGTTGCCGGGCTGGCCGGTCAGCTTGAGGCCGGGCTTGGTGACCTTCTCGGGCTTCACGATGCCGTCGATCGCCTCATTCTCGCGCTTGTTCTGCATTTGCAGCTCGCGGATCGAGGCAAGGCCCTCCATGGCGGGGGAATAGCCATAGGCGTCGGAGCCGGTCAGATCCCAGCGCGGCGCATAGAAGGGCTGGTCGTGGTGGCCGCTGAGGCGCAGGACGCGGTCTTTCTGGTCGTTCTCATCCCAGTAAATGGACCGGAACCGATGCGAGAAGGGATCGCCCGGCCGCCATTGCGGGTTTGGCTCGATCGCCTGGAACACATTGACCAGATCCTCATGGTTCGATCGGTCGTAGGCATTGCGGACGGTGTTGCTGACCCGCTCAAGGCCGAACGATTGCACCGCCTGGCGCGCGGTCATGGGGCAGCGGCGATAGAGTGTGTCCGCGACCATAGCGTCGGACATGGAGATCCAATACTCGCCAGCCGTCAGCGGGTGGCAGACCATGCCGACCTCGCGATGCTCCATCATGACGCAGGCTTCGGTGCCGAACAGGCCGAGCTCGTGATAGCCGGTCTTTGCCGCGCCATAGAAGTTGGTGCGCGCGAAGAAGGCGTCCATCAGCCGGTCGACCTCAGACAGCCAGAAGCGCACCTCCGGCTCGTCGAGCAGTGCGTCGTCGAAGGTGGAGAGCTTCTTCCAGGGGCGCGAGGGCGAGGACAGGCCCGACGTCATGCCATTGGCGAGCGTGCGATAGCTGCCGATCGCATATTCATCATAGAGCCTAGCGTTGCGCGCGCGGCGTGCCGTCTTGTTGGTGTCGCCATTAAGGAAGCGCGAGCGGGCCGGCTGGCAGAAACGCGCGATTTCCTTCCACTCCGCCTCATAGTCGGAGCGGATCGCCTTCATGCCGGTAAGGCGCGTCTCGCAGTCCTGGCGGATCGAGGCCATTAGCCGAGCGTGCTGGAGGCGGCGGAGGTGTTGGCGGTGCCCAGCGCGCCGGACGGGCTGGTCATCATGCCCGAGATCGTCGCGCGGCGCCGGCGGCGGGCTTCGCGATCGGCTACGGGGTCCGCGCCCTCGTCGGGCAGCTTTACGGCCTGGCGCTCGGGAACCGTCGGCGCGTCAGGAACGGATGGGGTGCAAATGGCCTGTCTCCCGCTGGGTTGCGGGAGCAGGGATATGGGGCAGGGCTATCGGGTTGAATCGACGCGAAGCGCATGAGAGAACGCGCCCACCGGAATTATACAACATATCCATCAATGAGAGAGCAGGATGAAGGATATCATCGTTGACCAATTGGATGGCATGATTGCCCAGCAAGAGGCCGCGGGCTTCAACACGACCAAGATCACCCTATCACTCGATGCTTATGTCGCACTTCTCAAGGCCACCGGTCAGGACGAGTTGCTGGCAGACCCAGCGGCGAAGCTGCCCGACGCCTATAAGGGCATAGCGCTGGAGCAGTGCGAGCTGCCCGGCACAAGATACCTCGAAATCACCGCCGAACCCGGCCAGGTCTTCTGCCGCGACAAGGAAGATTGATCGCACGAAAAAGGGCGGCCATCGCTGACCGCCCCTCATAATCAAGCCGGTGCTGGCGTCAGGCCAGGCCGGCGCGCAACGATGCGAGCGGCGAACGCGGATGGCCATTGTCGAGAACGAAACGTGCCTTGTTGCCGAGCATGTCGGGGATCAGGTTGAAGGCGAAGTCCATCGTTCGATCGACAGCGGCAATGGAAGCGGACGCGAACGAAAGCAGCCCGGTGCAGGCGGAGACGGCGAGCAGTGAGAAGATCGTGAAGAAGCGCTTCATGGGTTTCTCCTTATCCGTGGGTGAGATCGATCACGGTGCGGATGGTGTGGGCGCTAGGGGACGTCGGTTGAATCGACTGGCAGACGCTCGTTTACCCAATCCTCGAAGGCCTGGACCAAACGTCTGAAATAGTGATCGTAACGCTCGCCCGGTATCTCGCCAGGAGCCTTGAACGGTACCCTTTCGGGCGCGGCGGGATGGATCACGACGGGCGCGCATTTATACAAGCCCACCTTCACCCCGCCGCCGATGTCACGAACATCCGTCAGCTCGACCTTTTCCCATTTTACCTCAGGCAGGCCGGGGCGCTCATCGCTGCTGCACATCAATCGAGATCCGCTCGATCGACGGGCGGGAACGCCTTGGTTGCAGCGTGCGCTAGGGCGGCCTGCATGGCCACCTTCTTCACATGTCGGCGCGCATCTTCCTTGTCGTTGAAGGTCGCAACCCGTCCGCAAGAGCGCAGAGCATGGTGATTATTCCATGCAAACTCGACCAGCTTCCATTCGCCGATCTCTCGGTCGTGAACATATACGACCGTCTCCATGTCTTCCTCTGTCATCAATCCAACTCCGCATAGCGATCGCCCCCGCGCGACCGGCCGTAATTTTCGGGGTTCATGTACCCAGGCACCGAGCGCGGCGCGACCGGCTCAGCGAACGTCGTCGCCAGCGCGTCACCATCGTCAGGCGAGGGCAGGCCGCGCGCCTTCATGTGCTTCTTCTTCTCCAGCGCCAGCCGCTGCTCCTCATCATAGCCATATTCCGGCCCGGTGAGATCGTCAGACAGGCCCTGATCGTCGGGGATCGCGCCATGCTCCAGCCATGACCGCATGGACGTCCAGATCTCGGTGCGCTTGTTCGCCGTCTTCACGCGAACGCCATTGGCCCAGACGGCATCGCGCCCCTTGCCGCCGAAGTTGACCTCGATGATCAGCATGTCGGGCAGCAGCTGGCGGAGGCGATCGACCACGCCGGCGCCCATGTTGCCGACGTCGACGAAGATCGCGTCGGGATGCTCGCGCATCGCCTCTGTAGCGATGTCGCCGGCGACCTTCATCGTGTCGGCGCCATACCAACGCAGCCAGGGGCGGGACCGGGCATCGCGCCCACACCGCTTGGCGAGCGTGCTGTGATCGTCACCGAATCGCGCGCAGTCCACACCATAGATTAGCGGGTCGGATCGCAGGGCTTCCACCTCACGCTTCTGCGCCTGCTCGACCAGGTCCATGCCGATGAACTGCATCGACGAGGCCGACGGGAACATGCCGCGCACGCGAACCTTCACGATATCGCTGTCCGCGCCATAGGTGGTGACCAGCTCGTCGAGATATTTCTTGTTGGTGCCCTCGACATTGCGGCTATCGATCTGCCGGGTCTTCCACATGTTCCGGCTCTTGCCATAGCAGTCGCGAAATGAGCCGGTGTTGAGCGTCGGGTTGCCGAAGGCAAGCCACAGGATCTCGGTGTCCTCGTCGGTGAGCGCGCCGAGCGCGACCTCCCACACCTTGTTGATGATGCCCGACGCCTCGTCGAAGATCAGCACGATGCGCTTGCCCTGATTGTGCAGGCCGGCGAACGCCTCGGTGTTGTTCGCCGACCAGGTGACAAGGTCGGTGCGCCAGGACTTCGACCGGTCGCCCATGGTCGACACGATGCTCGTGGCGTTGACCTTGAACCAGTCGCCGGTGACCGCGAGCTGCGCCCACTTCGCCAGCTCCGGCCCCGTCTTGGTGAGGAGCTGGCCCTCGGTGTTGGCGGTGATGACGATGCGGGTGTCAACGCAGGTGTCGAGCGCCCACTTGTTGATCATGGAGATCCCGGCCGACTTGCCGATACCGTGGCCGGACGCCACGGCGATCCGGCAGGGCGCGTGTCGCGTCTCCGGGTTGGCGAGATGTTCCTCGATCTGCTGGAACACTTCAGCCTGCCAGGTGCGCGGGCCGGAGGCGGGCATTGCCTCCGTCTCCCAGGGATAGGCGAAGCGGGCATGATCGAGGGGAGAATAGCGAAACTCGCCGATGCGCTCGGCCAGCGCGATCCGGTCACTCAGCGCCACGGTTCACCCTGGCATTGCCGGCGATGATGGCGGCGGCGAGATCGTCGGTAATGTCGTGCTCGACCTTATCCTTGAACATGCCCAGGTGGCGGGCGACATTCTCCAGCGCCTTGTCCTGATCCTTCATTTTGATCTCAAGGCCATCTTTCGTGATCTTCACGCCGGCATAGAGCAGGCGCGCAGCGCCCAGCAGTTGGCGCGTGTCGTGGGCGAACACATCCTCGCGCCCTTCGCCGCCGCACATCGGGCAGTCAGGGTGAGGATCAGCCTTCTTGCTGAAGCCATAGCCGCCATCGTCGGTCGGCATCGATTCATAGGTCGCATTCTCGATTGCGGCCGCTGCGGCCAGCGTCTTCTGGAATTCCGCTTGATCGACCCACTGATAGGCGAAGCCCTCGCCATGGCAGTGCCGGCAATTGGTGCGGCGATACTGGATCAGCTCGTTGGGGTCGGCGGTCGCGATATCCCACCAGCGGCGCAGCACCATCTCCTGTGTGATCTGCGTCCGGGCACTCAGCGCGGCCTGCGCGGCCTCGATCGCGGCGACAATGTCAGGTTTAGAAAGGTTCTCGTCCGCGATCTGACGCGCCGTCTTCACGCTATAGCCGGCACGGCGCGCCGCCGCGGCGCCGTTCAGATCGATCAGATATTCGTCTACGAAGCGCTGCTGCTTCGCGGTGAGCTTAGACACGGTTCTTTTCTGCCTCCCAGCCCATGAAGACGAGGTCCGCCAGATATTCGACGGCCGGCTTGCCCAGGCGTGCAGCCTCGGTGAAGATCTCGGCGGCGATGTCGGGGCGGCGGGTGCGGATCGCGATCGGCGCGGGCGCCGGCACCTTCTTGGGGCGCGTGCGCCAGTGCGGGGCGGTATTGAGCGGCGCGGCCGACCATTTGCCGGTTTCGACGAGGCAGACGCGGCGGCCACGCTGGAACGGCTCGTTGATGATCAGGCCCATGTCCTGTAACCGGCGGAACATCTCGGGCACGGTGCCGCCCAGCGCGACGTCCAGCTTTTCGGCGATGCTGTCGATCGTCGGGATCGGCAACGCTGCCTCGGTGCATTCGCGGATGATCCCCATCAGGATTTCCTCGCGAGCGTTGAGCGTGCGGCCCGGCTTTGGCTGTCTGATCATATTCCCCCCATCTGCTTCAGCTTCCGATTGGTTGCGCGCTCGCGGGCGCGCAGCTCTGCCAGCGTCACCCGCTTCACCGGCGCGCCGAACGGCCAGAGCTTGCGGTTGATCCGGTGGGCAACGGACAGCTCCAACTGGTCATTCCTCATTCCATCCCCCGTCCTGTTCATGCTGGCGGCTGTTCATTGGCGAAGCGCAGTTCGGCGTCGGGGCCGAGCACCGCGTGCATCGCCTGCGCCAGGTCGTTGGCGAAATTGTCGCGCAGATAGTTGCTGGCGAAGCTGCTGACCGCCACGGCCGTCATCGTGCCGGCATCGATGTCGAGGCGGGACGGCGCGACCCAGCGGTCATATTGCTGATCGCCGAGCTTGGCCTTGACCAGCGTGCGGATCTTCGCCGCCGCGCCGTTCTCGCGGCTGGTGTCGTGGGCCTTGGCCGGCTGGGCAGGGCGGGGCGTGGACGGCGGCGCGCTGTGCTGGACGCCGGAGCGAGCATCGCGCAGGATTTGCCCCGTCGATCGATTGATCCACGTGCACCAGGCCTTGTCCCAGTCGAGCTTGCAGGCGCGGCCGCTCGCCTCGGCCAGCCAGAAGTTCAGAAACGCTTCCGCCTCGGCCTCGTAGGCGCCGGCAGGCCATTGGCGAGCCTTCGCCTTGGCAGCAGGCGGGAGGTCGGTGAGCGCTGGCGGTTTCCAGTCCGCCGGAATCCGACTTCCCCGATTTCGCTTCTCGGCAGGGTCTTTTGCCCCCTGGGGGGCTATAGGGGGTTTATTATTATCCTTATCAGATCCTTCCCCTGACACAGCTGTGTCACCCTCCCCATGACAATCTGTCGTGGGGGAGGGCGTCAATCTGTCATGGGGGGGTGTCAATTTGTCACCCTCCCCCCCTGTCAAATTGTCATGGGGGGTATCGACCTTTGCAGGCGGTTCTACATGGCTGACGCGGGGCGGCTTATAGCCAGGAAACCTGAAGCTGTTCCAGCCCTGTCCACCATCGCTGCGCACCGCGTCGGACTTCACGATGAAGCCCAGTTCTGCGAGCCGCTGGACATGGCGCTGCGCCGTGCGGACCGAGATTTCGACCTCATCCGCCAGCCGGCGCATCGACACCTGGCACTCGTCGCCCTTGGGGTTCATCCAGTTGGCGATGCCGACCAGCACCGCCTTGGTGACGGGATCGCCGGTGCGCTGCTGGCGCGCCCAGTTTTCAGCCTCCCAGCTCATGCGCCGACGTCCTCATAGGTCCAGCCGGCTTTGCCGGGGAAGGCGAACTGGAATCGGAAGGGATAGGCTTCGGCCGCGACCTTCATCTTCACCCGCGCGTCATCCTGGATGACGGCCTCGCCGCCCTTCACGTCGATCATCGTGATGATGAAGTTTGCGCCCATGACCGCGAAGTCGACGGTCAGGAAGGTATTGTCGGCCAGGCGCAGCTTGATGCCCTCAAACCGGTACCAGAGGATGTCGCCCGCCATCATGCCGGGGCGCAGGATCTCATCCTCGAAGCGCTGCTCCGACTTGTTCTTCTCGCCCGTCTTAAGGCGACCGAGTGCGAACAGGCGATCCTTGCCTTTGAGCGGGGCGGGAGGATTGGTGTCGCGCGGAGCCAGCTTGCCCTCGGCGATCAGGCGCTGCTCCAGCCGGGCGCGCGGCGTCATGCGCGACATGTGGCGCACTCCTGATGAAAGGGCAGTTCGATTTGCATATGGCACCCGCTGATCTCAGCCTCGCCCCGGCACATGGCCGGGGTCCGGAGATGTCAGACCAGGCCGTGCTGCCGCTCCACCTGCGCATTCACGCGGTCGAGCGCGAAATTCAGGTCCGAGAGCAGAAGCATCGCATTTTGCACGGCGCCGGCCGGTGTCGGGATCGGCTCCGGGTCGCGCGCCAGCGAGGGATTTGTTCCGAACAGGCGATCGTTGCGAGCATCAAGCCGATCGGCGATCTCGTTTGCGCGAGCGATCACATTGCTCAGTTCGCCTGCAATCGCCTCGAACGACGACAGCGATCGATCCGTGATCTCACCGCGGGCAAAGGAATCTGTCTTCATGATAGGCACCTCAATTGACGTTGGCGCGGACAGCCGCGTCCTTGGCTTCCAGCAGCTTGCGCAGCGCGACGGTGCGCTCGGGATTGCGCGGCAGCGTCTCAACGATGTGGCGCGCAAGGTCGCAGAACGGCCGCGACGCGCCCTGCAGGACGGGCGGCAGGTGCGAATAATGGAAGTAGCGCAGGATCGGATCGGCGCCGATCTGCTCGGGCGAGAACTCGGCCGGCGCCGGGTGAATCTCAGACATAATGATCTCCTCAAAAATGTGCGTCGGTGACCACGATTTACGGCATGTACCTTCTCCCCCCGACCAACCGGCCGAGCGTGCGAACCAGCCGGCGGGACATCGTGATCTTGTTCTCACCCGGGCCGACGCGGCGTCCGGGCTGCAAGTCGAAAGGGGGTAACTGGGATCAGGGCGGCGCGTGGACGCGCTGCTCATGGGCCAGCCGCAGCCGTTCGACGGCGGTGGCGAAATGCTTGGGGTTGTGCTCGATCCCGATGAACGTCCGGCCAGCCTTTACCGCGGCGACGCCGGTCGAGCCGGTGCCCATGAACGGGTCGCAGATGATGCCCTCGCCCATATTGGCGATGATCTTGTCCATCACGGCGTCCGGCTTCACCGTCGGGTGGCCGTAGACCTTGCTCGGCTGGCTGGGCGCGGTGACATGGCGATGCATGTCGTGGTGCGCGCCGACCGGGTGGTGGCCTTCCTGCCAGGCGTGGATGAAGAACTCGGTGTCCGCCAGATAATGCTTGTTCCGGTGCGGCGAGGGGTTCGGCTTGATCCACACCTGCACGCACACACGGCGGTAATTGCCGGTGAGATAGGTGAGCAGCTCGGGCAGCTGGTCATTGTGGCAGAACACGACGACGCTCGGATGCAGCAGCGGATTGATGATGCTGTGATCGAAGCCCTCGTCCAGCCGCTCCGCGACGATCTGGTCCGACGCGCCACGCGCAGCGCGGAAGGCGCCGCCGCCCGAATTATCGAACAGATAGGGCGGATCGGCGACCAGCAGCACGCGGCCCAGTCGGTGCAGCAGCTCGTTGGCGTCGGTGAGATAGAGCGTGGCATGCTCCATCGTCACGACCGTGGGGGTGGTGACGTCGAGCATCAGCCAGCCGCCTCGTGCATCGCCTGCAATGCCGGATGCGCCTGCCCACCGGCCGCGATCAGCACGTCGCGCTTGCCGATATGGTTGGGCGGGCCCACCACGCCCTTACGCTCCAGCTCCTCGATCAACCGCTGCGCGCTGTTATAGCCGATGCGCATCTGGCGCTGGAGCCAAGACGTGGACGCGTTCTGATGATCCACGACCAGGCTCAGCGCGGCGGTGAAGCGCTCCGCGTCATCTGCCGTCGGGGCAGGGGCGGGCCTGCTCGGTTCCGGCCGGCCGTCATGGCCTTCATACATGTCCGGTTGGCGGCCGGGGCCGTCTTCCATGCCGAGCGCGGACAGATAGGTTTCCAGCACCGCCTGCATTTCCTGACGGTCGTGCGGCTGCATTTTGCGCAGGCGGATGATCTGGCGCATGATCTTGGGGTCGTAGCCGGTCGCCTTGGCTTCCAGATAGACGTCCTTGATGTCGTCGCTGATCCCCTTCTTCTCTTCCTCCAGCCGCTCGATGCGCTCGATCAGAAGACGAAGCTGGTCCGCTGCGATGCTGCCCTCAGACATGTGGTCCCCGCTGTACAAAAATGGAACGATAGGTGAACAAAAGATGATTAATCTGTTGGAAATGTCGTTGCGGTTGCGATAGGCGGGGATTCGGCGCTGGGGTCATAGCTCTGCATGAACTCCACAATCCGCTGCCCAGTACGCAGGGTGATCGAACGATCCCTCTTCAAGCCGGACACGAGATTGCTGTCGCCAACGGCCAGCCGGCCGAATGTCGATGGGGGCAAATTATGCTCGGCGCAGAATTGCTCAATGCGCCGGAGCATCTCGGCATCCGTCAAGAGTGCTTGTTCCATAAATCCTACATAACTGGATAAATCCTACCCTACAAGTTGGAAACATCATGCTCGAAACAAGCCCGCATTTGTGGGAAAAATCCAACATGACGAACAGCGACTTCCCGCGGGGCAGAGAGCTCTATGACGTGCTAATGGCGCTCAAGCCGGTGGGCCTCCCGGAAACGCGATGGGCGGTTGAGGCTGGGCTGAACAAGGCCTTCTTCACCAACATGAAGGCCGGCATTGGAAGCATCCGAAGCGACAATCTCGAAAAGTTGCTGAACCGCATCGGCAAGTCCGTTGGCGACCTGGCTGGTTCGCCTGATCGACCGCCAGCCAATGCAGAGCCTGTAGCGTTTGAGGGACGATCGGCAGAGCGAGTGCGCGGAGACTGTCCGGTTTATGGCACTGCCTTGGGGGCAGAGCGAGTGATTGACGGGGAGGCAATCGAGCAAACGATGCTGAATTCGGGGGATGTAATTGAATATCGTAAGCGTCCTGCGATCACGAACGGTGTTGAGCGCGTATACGGTCTCTATGTGCAGGGCTCTTCAATGTACCCAGCCCACCGGGACGGCGCCTTTCTATTCGCGCAGCACGATGTTCCGCTCCGCGTCGGCGATGATGTGGTGGTCTACCTCCGGCCGTTGGACGATTCAGACGATGGCAGCACAGCGCGTTGCGTGCTGGTTAAGCGGCTGGTTAAGCGGAACGCGCAGTATGTTGAGTTGGAGCAGTATACGCCCGCCAAAGTGTTCCGTATCCCGATGGCAGACGTGCTGCGGATCGATAGGGTTCTGACGGCCGACGATTACGCGTAGGAAAAATAAATCCAATCCGGTCAATGAGGTAGGTTTGATCCGCAGGTAAAATCAAACTTGCGTTTGACAGGTAGGAAATAACCAACTAATTCTTCTCCCGTAATCAACGGGAGGCCATATGCTCGCTCTCATCACTGCCGCGACGCTCCGCGCCGGCTCCTTCCCCAAAGGCATCGAGGCTGACATCGCCTCCGTCGAGCTGGACTGGCTCACGCAATATCTGTGCGACGTGCATAGCGCGGTTGGCGTGCAGGACTTCGGGGACGCCTGGCTGCGCCTTGAGCGGCTGGCTCACGCGCTGGGCATGCCGGACGGGCAGGAAGAGGGCGTCGTTGCCTGGGCGGAGGATTATCTGCGCCAGGCCGGCCGGCCGGTGCCGCGCGCTGCAGCCTATGCCGTCGGCACGCCCGAATATCGCAAGCGGCATATCTCCCGCATCTGGACCGCGAACCTCTGGCACGAGGTGGTCATGATCGCGGGCGGCGCGGTCGCCGTCGGCATGCTGTTCTATGCCATCGCCCGGAGCGCCGCGTCGTGGATGTAGTCGGCTTTCCCGTTCAGCGCGTGCTGGGCACCGATGCGCCCGTGTCGCCCGGCCCGATCGCGGGCGATGTCCCGACCTTGCTGGCTCGCGCGCTCAACCGGCTGCTGACCGCTACCGTCGACACCGACCTGGCTGACGGCATTGCCCTCTCGATCGGCGCGGCCGGTGCGCGCGAACAGGCGCTTGAGGCGCTGGCAGCGTGGGAGGCGAACCGTGGCTAAGCCTGTGCCCGTCCCGCTCCAGCCGCTCCCGCGTCAGGGCGCCGAGCATTGGGGCCGCGTTCATGTCGAGGGTGACCGCCGCAAGCCGCTGCCCCCGCCGACCACGCCCCGCAGGAATTAACGAACCCCCAAGGCCTCGGACGTCCGCCCCCAATGACGTCGCCTAACCCCCAGCGGCCGGCCTTCGAGGCGGGCTGGCCGCCAACAGGATCACAGGTCCGATGATCGATTTTGCGAATATCGCGCTGACACGGCTGATCCGCTTGCGCCGCCTGATGGCCGAGCCGGTGGTCAACGTGACGCCCGAGGTCGAGCAGGCGCCGCCGTTCTTCATGGTGTGGCGGCCGAGCGGCATGCCGCCGATGAAATGCCACACCACGCGCGATGTCGCTGAAGGCGAGGCGGAGCGCGTGGCGCGCCTCCATCCCGGGCACGACGTGTTCGTCTTGGCACCCGCCACCCGCGTTCGCGCGCAAATGGTGGAGCGGGAGGACTTCGGCCAGGCGCATCCGGTCGGTTGTCTGTGCCTCTCCTGCGATCAGATCCCGTTCTGATGCTTGCCCACAAGGAATTGGATAAGCCCAATGGCTGAAATCACCCATGTCATGAACGATATCGAGACGCTCGGCACTGGCAACGATGCCCTGATCCTCTCGATCGGCGCCGTGAAGTTCAACGCGCTGGGCGTTTTCGACAGCTTCCACATGGCGATCGATGTCGACGACGCGCAGTGTCACGGCATGACGATCACCGCCGGCACCGTCCTTTGGTGGATGGGCGAAGATAAGGCAGATGCCCGCCGCGCGCTCTTGTCGCTTGATCGGCGGCCATTGCATACCGTGCTGGCCGAATATCAGCGCTGGTACGGGGCCAGGAGCCAGCCGACATGGGGCAATGGCGCCACGTTCGACAATGTCATCATGCGATCGGCTTTCCGCGCGATCGGCGAGGATGCGCCTTGGCAGTTCTGGCATGACCGCTGTTACCGCACTATGAAGGATCTGCCGGGTGCGCCGAAGATGAAGCGCACTGGCGTACATCACAGCGCGCTCGACGACGCACAGAGCCAGGCGCATCACCTTCTCGAAATCTGGCATCAGCTCGGAATCGGGGAGGCGGCCAATGGCTGACCTCATCGACCAGGCGCTGACCTTCGTGCGGTCGCCCTCCTACATCGACCTGACCGCGCGCCAGCTCGCCATCATCGGCGTCGCCATGGACGCGGGCCAGCCGCTGCGCGTCAAGGAAATGGCGGCCGCGATCAAGGTCAAGAAGCCGGTCATCACCCGTGCGCTCGACCGCATGGTGCGGGAAGGGCTGCTGGAGCGGCGCAAGGGCGAGGATCGGCGCGACTGCTTCATCCATGTGACGGATGCCGGCCGGGCGTTCCGGGCTTCGATCGGGGGAGCGGCATGACCGACATTGCCCAGACCATCGCCGCCATCATCGACGGGCCCGCATGGGGCAACCGCGATGAGATGCACCTGACCGGCCGCAACGTGCTCCGCAACTCCGGCCGCATGCGCAAGCAGGACAAGCACCGGCGCGCTGCGTCCATGAAGAAGGCCGTGAAGATCCTCGAAGCGATGGCGAACCATTGCATCGAGGTGGCGCAGCTGGCCCTGCCGATCGAGGAGCCGACCGATGTGCAATGATGTCCGCGTCCGCCGCGACTGGATCGATGTGTGCCACGAATATCTGCAGGCCGACGGTAAATGGATGACGTCGAAGTGCGGTGAGCCCGGCTGGTGCCGCGACTGCAACCGCGATGGTGAGCGCCAGCCGCTGCCGTTCCTGGCCGACGCGTTCCAGCCGGGCATCGACCCGGTCCAGGCCGCGCGCATCGTGATCGCCGCGCATCTCTTCATCCCGGTCAAGCTGGCCGACGATGACGGGCTGATCCGCGCCAGCGAGTTCCGTCGCCTGTGGATCGCCTTTCATCTCCAGATCCTGCGCGGCCTGCCGATCGAGGATGCGGATGTGCTGGCGGCCGAGACGATCGGCGACCTGGTTGCCCTTGTGTTGATGGAGGAGGCTGCATGAGCGACTGCTACAGCGAGAAGGTCGTGAAGATCCGCAAGCCCCGGAACTGCCATGGTTGCGGCACCCTGATGAACAAGGGCGAGGAGGCGCTGAGCTATTCCGGTAAGTTCGATGGCGATTTCGGCTCTTTCACCCTGCACACCGATTGCCGGGAAGCCGAACTGGCGTGGAACAAGATGGCTGGCGCCTTTGCTGACGAATTTGTCAGCTTGGGCGAGGTCGAGGCCGATGATTGGCCCTGGCTGCTCGAAAGCTATCCCACCGTCGCCGCGCGCATGAACATCACGGCCGAGCGGATTGCCGAACATCAGGCCGAGCAGGCGCGCATGCAGGAATGGCACATGGCGCAGGCGCGCAAGCGTGAAGCCGAGAGGCTGGAACGCTTGGCGGCTCGCTCGGGTGTGGGGCGACTATAATGACCGACCGCGACAGCATCGCCGACTTCATCGAGGCGCGCGCCAGGAAGCTGCGCGAGCAGGCGGACAGCGGTGTAGCGGGCTGGGCGCTCGCCAAGCACGACGCCGTGCTGTTCGACGCCCTCGCCAGCGATATCCGCAACGAGATGGACGTGAGGGAGGATCAGGCATGATCGAGAATGTCGTGAAGCGCCTGACAGATGTGCTGCGCCACCACGGCGTTGAGCTTCACCCCGACGACATCAAGGGACTGGCTCATGACGCCGTCCTGGCAATGCGTGAGGCGACGCCCGCCATGGTCGAGGCTGCAAACGGGGTCGAATACGCCCCTTGGTCGAGTGGCTGGACTGTCATGATCGACAGCGTTCTTGCAGAGGGAAACCGGTAATGGGCGAAGTGAACCACGCCGCGTGGGCGCGCAGCATGATCGGCTTCATCCGGGAACGCGGCCTGGAGCGCGAGTTCCAGGACTGGTGCGGCGGCTGGCCGTGTCGTGTCGCCACGGCGTCCGAGCGTCCCAACCCGGATTGGCCGACAGCCACGGCTGCGCTGGTCGCGCTTGCCGAGCATGGCATCGCCCCCGACATCGGCGAGCTGCTGACCCATGGCAATCCGTCACGCGGCATCGCGCCTGGGGCAATCTTCAGGGTGATAGCGGCTATCAACCTAGCGCAGTCGACGGAGGCCCCATGAGCGCCGCCCTCCCGGAGATCGCCGAGCGCATGCAGCGCGCAATCCTCAACGGACGGGGCATCCGCCTCGAAGCGAACGACCTCGATCTGCTTGTCGCGATCGGCGTCAACGACCTCGTCCAGACCGAAAACGCCAAATTGCTGAGAGAACAATGCCTGACCCGCACCATGAAGAGCCGCTCTATACCAGGGGGACAACCAGCCTCGGGCGACCAAAATACTGGCTCGGATGGGACCGCCGGTCGGACGGCTCGCTCCGCTCCCCCCATCTCTACATCTTCTGGTACGACGTCGAGCGCCGACGCGTCCGGTCGCGATCGACGGGCACATCGGATGTCGGGCAGGCTGAGGAAAAGCTCGACGCCCTCTACGTAGAACGCGAGCGCGGGCAGCTGATCTGCGCGGCGTGCGGCCAGCTCGTCGTCGGCGCGCCGCCACATCCGCTGGTTGACGCCATGTCGAACTATCTGATCTCGGTGCGCAAGAAGCCCTCGCTCACCTCAATCAAGGCGCGGCTGGCCCATGTGTCGAACTATCTGATCGAGACCGAGCGCCTCGATACGACCTGCGACCAGGTCAACGAGGAGTGGATCGACGATTTCCGCGACTGGGCTTTCGAGGTGCCGGTCGTGTCTACGGCGGGCAAGGTGCTTGGCGATCGCAGCGCCGGCACGGTGGAAGGGTCGGTCCGCGCATTGAGCGCCGCGATCAACCACGCAAACGGCCGGGGCGACACGCCCTATGCCGCCGCGTTCCAGGCGAAGAAGCCCGACGAGGTGAGCGAGACGCCGGCATATCGCGCCGACATCGCCAAGCTGGCCGAGATGTTCAACTATTGCCTCCGGCCGCCGCGCGCCGCCGGCATGAGCGACAAGGCCTATGATCGCCAGCTTGCCTATCGCGAGGCGCTGCTGCGCTTCCTGCGCGTGAGCGTCGCAACCTGGTGCCGGCCGGATGCCGCCTATGATGTGTCGACCGATCCCGAGCGCCGGCAATGGTATCCGGATATCCGCGCCCTCGCGCTCAACCCCCGGGGCAGGCCGCAGACGAAGAAGTACCGTCCGGTCGTGCCCGTCGCTCACCAGCTGGTCGAGCACCTGAAGGCGGCGCCCGTCGGTTTCTATGTCGGGCCGCTATCGATTCGCACGGCGTTCGAGGGGATGCAGGATGAACTGCGCCTGCCGCGCGATGGCGAGACCGGGCAGAAGTTGATCCGCCGGTCGATCGCGAAGCTCGCGCGCAGCCGTCTGGGCGAGGCGCTTTGGGTGGAAGGGCAGATGATGCTGGGCCACCGGGTCCACTCGAAAACGTCCGACATCTATGCGGCGTTCGAGGCGGGTTACCTGACCAATGCCCTGGCCGTGACAGAGCAGATTATCGACGAGATTGAGGTGAAGGCTCCCGGCGCCTTTCGCCGGAGCATCACCGGACTTAAAATCATCCATGGAGGACGAAATGCTTAATAAATGTGGTCGGGGAAAGAGGATTCGAACCTCCGGCCCCTGCCTCCCGAAGACAGTG